GGGGAGGAGACCAAAGAGAAACTTGAGGCAGCCCAGCGCGTCAAGGCGGATATGAACTACGAGCTGACCGAGCGCATGGTGGAGTACCGCTCCGAGCACGAGCGCATGCTCTATAGCCTTGGCCTCGCCGGTTCTGCCTTCAAGAAGGTCTACTACGATCCCAACCTGGGACGGCAGGTGGCCGTCTACATCCCCGCAGAAGACGTGATCGTGCCCTACGGGGCGTCGCATATTGAGACCGCAGAGCGTGTGACCCACGTCATGCGCAAGACCAAGAACGAGATGCGGAAGCTGCAGGCGGCTGGGTTCTACCGCGACGTGGAGCTGGGCGACCCGGAGCCCTACCACAGCGATATTGAAGAGCGGAAGGCGGAAGAAGGTGGGTACTCACTCAACGATGACGACCGCTTTGCGATCTACGAAATCCATGCAGACTTGGTTATTGAAGGGATTGATGACGAGGATGACATTGCTAAGCCCTATGTCGTCACCATCGAACGGGGCACTAACGAGGTCCTGTCCATCCGCCGAAACTGGAACCCTGATGACCCGCTGACCCTCAAGCGGCAGCACTTCGTCCACTACGTCTATGTGCCCGGGTTCGGCTTCTACGGTCTTGGTCTCATCCATATCATCGGAGGCTATGCCAAGGCTGGCACCTCCCTCATCCGCCAGCTCGTCGATGCAGGGACCCTATCGAACCTTCCCGGGGGCCTCAAGTCCCGTGGGCTGCGTATCAAGGGCGACGACACCCCCATCGAGCCCGGCGAGTGGAAGGACGTGGACGTGCCCAGTGGCTCTATCCGCGACAACATCATGCCCCTGCCCTACAAGGAGCCTAGCCAGACCCTGCTGGCCCTCCTGAACCAGATCACCACGGAAGGGCGGCGCCTGGGCGCGATCAGTGACATGAACATCTCCGACATGTCGGCCAACGCCCCGGTCGGAACCACGCTGGCGCTCCTTGAGCGGACCCTGAAGCCCATGGCTGCGGTACAGGCCCGGGTGCACTACGCCATGAAGCAAGAGTTCAAGATGCTCAAGCAGATCATGGCCGAGTACGCGCCGCCGGAGTACAGCTATCAGCCGCACAGAGGCGAAGTGAGTGCTCGCCAGATGGACTACATGATGGTGGACGTGATCCCCGTCAGTGATCCGAACAGCAGCACCATGGCCCAGCGCGTTGTGCAGTACCAAGCAGTGCTCCAGATGGCGCAGCAGGCCCCGCAGATTTACGACCTCCCGCAGCTTCATCGCCAGATGATCGAGGTGCTTGGCATCAAGAACGCTGACAAGCTCGTGCCCACGGTGGACGACGCCAAGCCCACGGACCCGATCAGCGAGAACATGGATGCGCTCATCGGCAAGCCGGTCAAGGCGTTCATCTACCAAGACCACGACGCCCACATTGCTACGCACATGTCCTTTATGCAGGACCCCATGGTTGCGCAGATGATCGGGCAGAACCCCCAAGCGCAGCGGATCATGGCGTCGTTGCAGGCTCACATCGCCGAGCACCTTGGCTTCGCCTACCGCAAACAAATCGAGGAGAAGCTGGGCGCCGAGCTACCCGCGCCGAATGCAGAGCTGCCTGAGGATATTGAGGTCGAGCTGTCTCGCCTCGTGGCTCAGGCCGGGCAGCAGCTTACTCAATCCAACCAGCAGCGAGCGGCGCAGCAACAAGCTCAGCAGCAGGCGCAGGACCCCGTGTTCCAGATGCAGCAGGCAGAGCTACAGATCAAGGCGCAGGAGGCCCAGCGCAAGGCTCAGAAGGACATGGCTGACCTCCAGCTCCGTGCCGCCGAGCAGCAGCGCAAGGCTCAAAAAGATCAGACTGATGCTGCCCTTGAGGCTCAGAAGCTACAGCTTGACCAGACTGAGATTGCTGTAGAGGCCCAGAAGGACGGTATCAAGCTGAAGCAAGCTCGCCAGCAAGCAGACCGCGAGTTTGAGATGAAGGTGCTGCAGGACATGCAGAACCGCCAAAACCAAGGGCCGACTAGAGAATAACCATGGCAAAAACCGTCTTTGACGTGCTGAACGAACAAATCGACGAGCAAATCTCGTCCGCAAAAGTCTTTCTGGCTGCGGGGTCCGCTAAGGATTACCCCAACTACCGGGAAGTTGTTGGCCTCATTCGGGGTCTTGAAGCCAGCAAATCATTCGTACAAGACCTCTCGCGCAACTATATGGATGACAACGATGACTAACGTGGCCGAAGTATTACCGACGGAAGAAGAACTTGAAGCACAACTGCCGAAGCCCGTGGGCTATCGCGTGCTTATTGCCCTTCCGCAAGTAGAAGAGAACTTTGAAGGTAGTGAGTTGGTTAAGACCAGCCAAATTAAGCAGCAGGAGCAAGTCTTGTCGATTATCGGCGCCGTTATCGACATGGGTTCTGAGTGCTATGGCGACAAAGAGCGTTTCCCGACCGGGCCTTGGTGCCAAGTTGGGGACTTCGTGATGTTCCGGGCCAATTCCGGTACCCGGTTCAAGATTGGTGGTACTGAGTACCGCCTTATGAATGACGACAACATTGAAGCTGTCGTCGCCGACCCTCGCGGTATTACGAGAGCGTAAGGAGAGTTAGATGGCGTTCCAACAAGTAGAGTATGAGTTCCCCGATCCTGACAAAGAGGATAAGGACAGCCTTGAGATCGAGCTTGAGCCCAGCAGTGCTGAGCCCATGCAGAAGCCCGGCAAGGCCAAGAAGGAAGAGCCCGCTGAAACGGTGAAGGCCGACGACCTTGAGGTTGAAGTTGTTGATGATACGCCGAAAGCGGATCGCAACAGAAAGCCGTCGGACCCACCCGAAGATGTCACTGAGGAAGAACTTCAGGACTACTCGGAGAAGGTGCGTCGCCGCATTCAGCATTTCTCTAAGGGCTATCACGACGAGCGCCGGGCCAAGGAAACCGCCCTGCGTGAGCGCCAAGAGTTGGAGCGCCTAGCTCAGCAACTTGTTGAAGAGAACAAGAAACTTCAGCAAAACACTGTTAAGAGCCAAGCGGCACTGCTTGAACAGGCGAAGAAAAACGTCGATCAAGAGCTGCGGATTGCCAAGGCTCGATATAAGCGTGCCTATGAGTCAGGTGAGGCCGACGCCGTATTAAAGGCGCAGGACGAACTTACCTCCGCACGGATGAAAGCTGAGCGACTTGCGGCAATTAAAATGCCCGCTTTACAGGAAAAAGAAGTTCCTGTAGAAACGCAACAACAGCAACAAGTTTACAACACCCCAGCAGCACAAGAGGTACCGGAAGTACAAGTTGATGCCCGGGCCCAGGAATGGCAACAAGCCAACCCGTGGTTTGGCACCGACGACGAAATGACTAGCTTTGCGCTGGGGTTGCATTCAAAGCTGGTCAAAAGTGGGGTTGACCCACAGAGTAACGAATACTACGAGACGATTAACTCTCGTATGCGAAGTGTCTTCCCCGACAACTTTGAAGGTGATGAGCCTGAAGAGATTGGGGAAGAGAAGCCAAAGCGCAGAGCGAATGTGGTTGCACCCGCTACGCGGAGCACGGCACCTAAGAAGGTGCGATTGACGCAAACACAGGTGGCTATTGCAAAACGGCTTGGGGTTCCTTTGGAACTATACGCCAAAAAGGTTGCAGAAGAGATGAGGAAGGCAAATGGCTGAGAATCGTATTAACCGTGAACTACAGACCCGTGAAAAGACGGCCCGTAAGCGTGCGTGGACGCGCCCGGAATTACTTCCGAATCCCACGCCCGAAGAGGGGTACACCTATCACTGGGTACGGGTTAGTACGCTTGGCACAGCCGACGCCACTAACGTTTCCTCAAAACTCCGTGAAGGCTGGGAGCCTGTGAAGGCAGCGGATCATCCTGAAATCACCATGGTCACCGTCGAAAACGAACGGTTTGCGGACAACGTGGTGATTGGTGGTCTGATGCTCTGTAAGGCCCCGGTGGAGCTTGTCCAAGAGCGCAATGAGTACTACGACCAACAGACGAAGGCTCAGATGCAATCAGTGGACAACAACTTCATGCGAGAAAACGACCCGCGTATGCCGCTTTTCAATGAGCGCAAGACGAAGGTCACCTTTGGTTCTGGGTCTTGATACTTTTTAGGAGCTTAACATGGCTTATCCGACTGTAAGTGGGCCTTACGGCCTAGTTCCGGTCAAGCTGCTCAGCGGTGTGCCCTTTGTGGGTGTCACGCGCCACTACAAGATTGCCTCTGGCTATGCCACGAGCATCTTTGCTGGCGATGCTGTGAAGCTTGTTACCGGTGGAACTGTTGAGCGTGATGCGTTCGACGCTGCTATGACGCCGATTGGGGTGTTCATGGGCTGCACCTACACCGATCCTAGCCTCGGCTACAAGGTGTTCCGGCAGTACTACCCCGCGAGCACGGTTGCTTCCGACATTGAAGCCTATGTCATGGACGCAACGGACGTGCTCTTCAAGGCTGCTGTGGTGTCTGGCACCACGGTTATTGGTGACTTGGCTCTGACCGACATCGGCGCCAACGTTGCTGGTGTGGACAACACCGGTGATTCCGTTTCGGGTAACTCCCGTTGCGCGATCTCTGATACGTCCGCAACCACCAACACTCTGCCCTTCCGCATCGTTGGTCTCGTCGAAGAGACCAAGAACGCCTCCGGTGGTTACACCGAAGCGTACGTGAAGTGGAACGCAGGTCATCAGTTCAACAACACGACCGGCGTCTAAGGAGTTACGTAAATGGCTATTTCACGCGCCCAACTACTGAAAGAACTCCTGCCGGGGCTCAACGCTCTCTTTGGCATGGAGTACGCCAAGTATGGCGAAGAGCACGCCGAAATCTACGAAACCGAGTCCTCGGATCGGTCCTTCGAAGAAGAGGTGAAGCTGTCTGGCTTCTCGGCAGCGCCTGTCAAGAACGAAGGTGCAGCCATCGAGTACGACAGTGCTCAAGAAGCATGGACCGCCCGCTACACGCACGAGACCATCGCCATGGGCTTCTCCATCACGGAAGAAGCAATGGAAG